CGGACGCACTGCACACCGGTATTTGTCCATCTGAACCACTCGCCAATTTGCTCAACACAATGTTGGCCACCGCGGACACCGTATCGTTGACCACCGCACCGGATGCAATTTTACTCTCGGTGATGGCGTCATTGTTGATGACCGCATCATCCACGATGCTATTCAAATCCGAAGCAGTGACTGTGTCGCCGCTGGAAAATGTTTTTCCTTTTGTAATGTCAGGCATTAGTTTGCTCCTTCAATCTGTCGTTCCAATTCGTTTATGTAGCGCCCCAGTTGGCGGATTAACACGGTCCCTTCGGGTGTGGCAGTACAATGTTCCATCCCAATCTCATTCCTCGCCGCTATCTCGCTGAACCCCTGTAGCTTCACGCTCAAGCATCCGCTGTTCACGGCGAGCAGTAGCCCTAGCGATAATATCCTCAACCTCTTCATTTTTATTTTCCATTCGGCGTTGAGCCATTTGTGCCGTGGCTACGTCCCCCAAATGCTGAAGTGCAGAAAGAATTTTCGGCACCGCATTGAGAGCATTTAGGAGACTCAACCACATCAGTCTTTCTTCTTGGCAAGCGCACTCCACACCACTCCGGCCAATGCGATAATCGCACCGACCACGGTTTCCATGCCGCCCTCATCGATCATACCCTTGGCGACCAGGTAGCCGCCGCCAGCAGTAAGGATGTGACGCACCAATCCGTTTAATACGGAATCTTGAGTTTTCGTTAACTCGCTCATTTTTTATCCTTGGTTATCAGTTGTTTGATCTTCAGAACAATATAGACCAAGCTGGCGATGCTAATTAAAACGTGCAACACCGTGTCAATCTCAAGAATCCAATTCCCGCTGCCAATCCCGGCAGCGAACATCGTCTTCACATCATTGAGGTCTATCATTTTCATTACTGTATTTCTCCACCCGATTTCCGCACCAATCCACCCGATTTTCGCACCCTCAGTTGAAAAGGAAATTCCTTGTGGTAGCCATTGCCCGCACCACCGGACTCGGTCGGCCCTTCAACGTCCAGCGCATCGATCTCTTTCATCGTGATCGGTTTACTCGCGTCCATGCTCCAGAGGATGCCGTTATCCTTCGTCCACTGCCACATCCGGCGAACTGGAACCGTAAGGTTATAGTCACTACCCGCGCCACGGACTAACATCCCCGTATATTTCCCGTCATCATCCACCACCGGGCCGCCACTGCTGCCGGGATACGCCACGCAAGATGTCTGGCAGAAATCCACCTTAAACAAAATCCGCCCGTGTGCTGAAATTACGCCATCCGAGTAGGACGCGGCCCCACTGGATCCCAGAAACGAACCCATGTGATGTTGGTGCGTGCCGATGCGGTGCAGCTTCGCCGTGGCACTGTAAAACTCCGTAGTCGCTTCCGCCTTGAAGTCTTCGCTTAACGCCATCAGCAAAACTAAATCATTTTTGTTGGCTGGCGAATATCGGATTACCCTGGCATCCACGATCACCTCGCCTGTGCGGCGGCCATCAGCATTGCGTAGCTCGCGCACCAACTTTGGATCGTCGAACGTGATTATTTTATTTGGTTTACCGTCCTTCAGGCGTTCCTCTTCGCGCCGAAGCGAAGCCACCACATGACCGGCTGACCAGCAGAATACGCGATCCTTGCCGTCCACCTTGCGAACGAACAAACTGCCGCTGCCCTCCGAGCCGTCCGCACGAACTGTTACAGAAATCTGCTTTAGATATTCTGGCACATAACGCTCTGCTGCGTTCAGGGCAAACGCCCCCAGCAACCCGATTATGAGTAATGTCTTTTTCATTTATCCACCCGATTCTCTCTTGACCCAACCGAGACTTTCCTCGTCCCAATCGTAAAATCCACCGTCAGTCGGCATTTCAACCGGAGCCTCCCAGCGCATATCCTCGTCCAGTTGCCAACTTGGGTAAGGTTGCGGAGCGATGAAGGCGTCCTTATCTTCATCATAACGATACCCAATGCCAGCGTAGTTATATCTGATGTTATTGTTGTAGCTTGTTTGTTTCCAAATGCCGCCCAGCATTTTCTTGCAGAACTCCACGCCGATGCTCTCCACCTCTTCACCCGTGGATGTGGATGTGTCCTTGTTCGCCACCACGATTCCTCGTAGCACGATTCCGTCCTCATCAATTTCAACAAAGTGCGCCATTAAATTCCTCCTCCTTCTTGATATTGGTATCGGATTATGACCACGCCGGAACCGCCATTGCTGCCGCCGCCATATGGCGGCCATCCGCCTCCGCCTCCACCACTGCCTGTGTTCGTATCGCCAGCAGTTGAGTCACCGCCTCCACCGTCACCGCCGTCACCGCCTCCACCGTCACCGCCTTGGCCGAAGAGTCCTTCCTGTGCGCCACCACCACCTCCTCCAGCGCGATAAACGCTCTCAAACTCTTCAACTATGTTTGATTCCGCACCACTGCCGCCGTCACCACCGCCTAAATCAGTAAGAAGATAACCATCCGCGCCCGCACCACCCGCACCACCGCCGCCTCCAGCCGCACCTTGAGAAGAGCCACCACCGTTGGAACCGCCGTCATATCCTTGACCAACTGTTGCGCTGCCGCCATTGGAGTTAGCGTTTCCATTATACCCGCCACCACCACCCGAACCACCATCACGGCCATCTCCAGAGGAGGAGGCGGATGTACTCCCACCACCACCGCCAGCGGATGTAATTGTGTCACCGAAAGAAGAATCAGAACCATCGCTCCCCATCGCGGCCTCAACGTCAGCACCGCCAGTGCCACCGCCGCCGACTATTATTGCGTATTCCTGCGCCGTTACGGTCTGGCCCGTTGCCGTGAGATAACCACCAGCACCGCCTCCGCCAGCATAACGCCCGCCACCGCCAGCGCCAGCAGCAACCACTAGGTACTCAACTGTATCGTCAACTGAACCGGCACACGTTACAGTGAACGTGCCAGTGCTGTTAAATGTATGAACCCTGTAATCGCCATCAGTAGTCACTGTGCCGCCAGTTGCCTCTACGTAATCGCAAGATGGTGTAGCAGCAGCAAACCGATATGGATTTATAATGTAACTCACGTTCTGGTTCCTATTAACCAAATTTTCAACCCCTTGGAATCGGGTGTGGTTGGCCCATTGATGTCCACCGAGATGAAGCTGTTCTCGGCAAGCGCAGTCACCGCCAGTGATGTTTTTGTTCCGTAATAAGCACCACTCGCTACATTAAGGTCGCCTCCACTAAACACGGTAGCCCCAGCGGCAGTCGGGTCAGTGGCGTGGTATCTAACATCAATATCCATCCCCGAAACGTGAGTTTCAACCGCACCCAACGATGCTTTCACCTCGGTTAACGTAACGGCTTCGGGAATCATAAATGTTGCCTTGTTGTCCGCCTGAGTCAGCACAGTCGCCTCATCAGAACAGGCTATTCCAATTTCAATCGGAAGTCCTGTCCCATCCTGCGCTGCCACGTTCGTACCAATCGTCAGTCCGAGGGCATCACGGGCAGCACTGGCAGTGGTTGAACCGGTGCCGCCAAGCGTCACTGGTACTGTGCCCGCCGTTACAGCTTGCCCACTGATTGAAAGGTAATTGCTGGAAACCGCTGCAAGCGTAACGTCAGTTGAGTTATCTGCACCGGCAGCATCCACGCCGAGGGCAGATCGTGCTGCACTAGCCGTGGTACTTCCCGTGCCGCCTTGGAGAACCGCAACCGTAGTGCCTTCCCAGGTGCCAGTGGCTATTGTTCCTAAAGTCGTTATTGAGTCCTGCCCAACGTAGGTTGATGCAATATCAATGTCGTTGGCATTCGCCGTGATCCGGTCAGCGGTTCCAACCACATCCAGCGTTGGGTCGACGGTGGAAGTTCCGGACTGGGTTAAGCCAGCGCCCGCAGCAACACTGGTGACCGTGCCGCTTCCGCTACTGGCGACGATGGTAATGTCGTTTGCATTTTCAGTGAGCGTGATGCCGGCGCCTTGCTTGATTTTTTTAAATTCAAGATCCGTGCCGGTCTTTTGTTTGAAAATTCCGTACTCGGTTCCACTCCCGGACTCCACATTGCTGCCGGTATTAGCTTCACCCCCGGATGACCCCGGCGCCGCCGCCCAAGTAAACCCACCGGCGGCACTCGACTTCGCAGTCAAAACATAATCGTTAGTCGGAGCATTGTCCGATTTCAGGTTAGCCTCATCCACCACATCATCTGCGATAGTAAGTGCGGTTGCCCCGGTGACTTCACTTGTGTGAGTGGCGTTGGCAACTTTCGTAGTGTTGGCAGTGATCGCGCTTGCTTGAACCGCACTTATCGTCGTTGTATCACCCGCGAGTGCCGTTGAACTTGTTGTGCCGAGTTCAAGGTGGGTCTGCGCGTCAACGTAAGCCTTAATACTCTGCTGGGTGGACAAATGGGTAGCACTGTCCGATGACATTGAGTCCTCATCCTTGATCGCCGTTCCAGAAACTCCCGTATCGATCACGGGCGAGGTAAGAGTCTTGTTCGTGAGGGTCTGGCTGCCCGTTAGGGTCGCTACCGTTGAGTCGATGCTCGCCGTTACAGCATTCCCGGTTGCCGAAGTATCTATGCCCGTGCCGCCAGCAATCTCCAGCGTCTCCCCATCCAAATCAATCGCAATGGTTCCGCTATCGGTTGTAACATCCAGATCCTCCGCAGTAAGTTGGGTGTCAACATACGCCTTGATCGATTCGCTCGTCGCAATCGTAGTCGCGGAGGCATCACTCATGGCATCAGTATCATTGATGCCGGTAACCGTTGCCCCGCTCGCCAGCGTCACACTTGTCGATAGTGTCGCCGCCCCCGTAACCTCCAATGTACCGGTGGATTTTACGCCGACAGTTGAAACCTGTAGCTTACTGACGGTGCCCTCGCCGTCCTGCACATCGCGCAGGGTGGCATCAACACCGGCATTGCTATTGCTGACCTGTAATAAATCCTTGTAGGTCGATGAAATTGTTCTTCCTGTTAAGTCTGGTGCCGCCATTTAAAACCCCCAAATTTTCTTGATTTGTTTTTTGCTGTAGCTGCTCTTGAACCGACTACCTCCCTGGCATTCGGCCTCGTAGTAGCCCCGGCGAATTGTGGTCGCCTGACCTTCCGGCTCGCGGCGGACGCCCACCACACCAACCCTCTCCACGGCGCCGCGGAACCATATCTCACCGTCCCGCGTGACAGATTTTGTGTTGTGAGGAACCAGTTCTTCCCTGGTTTCCCCCTTACCGTTAATGAAAGTATATAAAGGCATGGTAAAGACCTGGGGGGAATCTCTCCCCCCAGGTTGATTAATCTAATTAGGACCAGTTGGTCTGCGAATACATCTCGACGAAGTATTTAGGCTGAAGCACTGCCGCAGCGTAAAAACTCTTATATGAGATTTTCGTCAGTTGGTTTAGCGGATCGCTCTTGTCCGCTCCGTCAGCGATCATCACCTTCGGACCGTAAGGAGATTGCGAAGCAATATCCGTCACGCCGAATGCGTTGGCACCAAACACGAACGTGCTGAAGGCAGTGCCCGCGGCAGCGTAGGTGTACTGAGTGGTGGAACGATACGGGTTGGTAGTGGACATTATGCGGTTGCCCCATAATTTCCCTGCTTCACCCTTATACAGCGCATCCACATTGGAGTAGCTCGCAGCGTTTTGCCAACCAGTGGTCTTCATCAGATCACTGATCACCTCCGGTGCGGCCACCGCGATGTAGCTTCCGCCAATCGTGCTGGTGTTGTTTTTACGCAACTGGGTTGCGCAGTCCAACAGATCGTTGAACTCCACTTCCGCGTCAGCAGCAGAAGCAGCAATCACCGCAGCGTGGTCAGCAAGACCATTAGCCGCACGTTCCTGCTTCCCGCTCAATGTCGCAGCGAGTTTATCACGCACGATGGTATCCGCATGGAGCGCGGCATCTTGCCCCGTCACCCGGATCGCTTGCTCCATGTGATTAAACAACTCCGTCAACTGGAGAATATCGGTCAGGGAAATTACCTGTCCGTATTGCACCAGAGTCGCAGTCACTTCTTCCAATGTGAGCGCCCGTTCGGTAACCGATGTTCCACCCTCAGTGCTGAGTGTGGTAACGCCAGTAGTCGAAGGTTCGTCGTATCGGAACCATTTAACATCCTTGGCACCTGCCTTTGCGGGCAGAGGCGATTTGTTGGCGAATTGCACCAACTGCAAGGACTTAACAATATACTCCAACAATTCCTTGCTGAAATATGTCTGGAATTGGGCGTCGAGATTATCGGTGCCCGTAGTCATATTAGCCATTTAATTTTAACCCCTTCAATATATTAATAACATATTAACATATTATTATGCATTACCGGAATATTCTCATACCCTCCTGGGTATCATCGGCGTGCTGCAAGGCGGCAAGGAGTTTTTCCTTGACCTTATCCTGCGGCAGTTCGTTGATTCCCTTCGGCGCGGATTCCCGCGCTGGGGGAGAACCGGTAACACTTGTTTGTGTTTTTAGTTCTTCGATCTCAGCCTTGAGATCGACTGTTTGTTTTTCCAGTGCCTCCGTCTTCTTGGAAGCGATCTTGGAGTTAACGAACTCAACTGCATCCTGGATACCTTCGGGGTAACCCTTCAGGTACGGGCGTTGACCCAGGACATGTTCAACGCCTCTGCTCATCTCGGTGTCGGATTCATTAAGGTCCGGGTATTGAGCCTGAAGATCCTTCAGGTTCTCATCCCATTGGCCTTTAATTCCATCCGCCACATTCTGATTTTTCTGTTGCTCTCGTCTTCCCTCGACCTCTTTCGCCTTTTGCTCCGCGAGTTCAGCAAGGTCACCCTCACCATCCTCTTTGTAGCGTTCAGCCAGTTCTCGATACTCTTCGGGAGAGGTTCCATCGTCAGCATGCTCTTGCTTGCTTTTCTCGAACTCTTCCCGTTCCCTCTGTAGTTCAGCCTTCGCCTCGTTGGTTTTATTCCAACTCAACTCCATCCGTTCCTGGGATTTCTTTTCCCGATTGCTGACCGGCTTTTCAGTCGGTTCACTGGTTTCCTCAGTCACCTCCGCTTCCGCTTCCGCTTCCACTTTGGGTTCCGGGTCTGGCGTGTCGGCAGCTTCTCCCGACTCAGATGTGTCCGCCGCGAGTTCTGCGGACTTTGGGGTTGACTCGCTAGGAAGCGTGTCGGCGGCCTCAAGGGCTGCCATTAGTTGCTCACGCTCCTCTTTCCTCTCATCTATTTGTGGTTCTTCTGCCATCAGTATTTTACTCCTGGTTCAACCACGCCAAATCGTCTGTGGGCACATCAGGGCGATGATCCGGATCGGTGATCACCGGCTTGGCCATTAGCGCATCCAAGGATGCCACCGCCCCCCTAAAGCCGGCGGCATAACCTGCGCGATACTCCAGATCACTCCCCGCCCGTGATGTGCCGTCCAGAGCTTGAGCCACCGTCATGGCAAGAAGAGTGACCCTCAGTCGCTCCCCGGCTTCGCTCTGGAAAAATTTCCGCAATGCCTCTGAATCCTGATTCCGCCACTCCGGCATACGCTCCCAGCCCGCCGCGCCGAGTCGCACAAAATTTAAGGCTGCCCGCAACTTACGCAGCATAACTCGCCCCCACTTGTTCTGCCTCATTGGGCATTGGTTCCGGCGCCGAGGATGCGGGTGGACCCGGTGGTGGTCCCATTGGTGGTCCCTCCATCGGCATCCCCGCCCCCGGCGGCATCCCCTGTTGTTGTGGATCGTCCGCTGGTTGCGAGGCAGCCAACAGACCGGCAATCTCCGCCTCTAACTCTTTGGCGGCTGGTTTGTCTTTTTTACGAAGCAACTCCAGATGAGCTTTAATATGCTCCTGGATGCGTTGCATTTCCATCGGTTCAAGTTGCCGGTCTGATTGAGATGAAAGTTGAATGTAACCCAAAATTGTACGGACATGCGTTGCGTGATCGTCCAAGTCCTTCACCACTGCCGGGAATCCCAGCCGCATGAAGGTAAGCTCATTCGCCTGATCCTCCGCCTGATCCGCCATCTGCAAACCGGGGTCAGTGTACAATCGCTTCACCAGCGCCACATCGTCCGCCTCCAGCACTGACTTGCGCAGTTCACCCTGATCAATAAACGGATCGCCAGCGAACATCTGCATCCGGTTCACCGAACGGCGATAAATGAAATCCCGATTCACTCCATCAGCACTTCCGGTTGGGCGAACATGATATTGTTCACCCAACGCCGCGCCGGGAATCTCTTTCACGGTATCTTCGTACCAATAATTTAAACTGTTCTTGGAATGCTTCCTCAGAAGATCCCAACTCATGTTGTACAGCCGCCCCAAACCAATTCGGAAAATTCTCAAACGCAAATCCGAACTCTGGCTGAATAAATTACTGATCTGGTTTATTTCCGTAGCCGTGCGCCGCTCCGTGTTCGCCAAACTCTGGCTCATGCCAAAGTCCGGGGTCGCCACCCGTTGCTCGGCAATGTCACGGGTGAACATCATCGATTGATCAAACGAAACCGGCGGGGCCGGCATGGTGATCGGCTGGATGTCGTATGGTAAAATTTGACCGGGCGAAAATCTCAGGTTAGCCGCATTGGGAATCTCACGGGACGAGCGGAACAAAGGCCGGTTGACCAGAGTCATGTAATCATTCTTTTCATTTAGCGTCTTGGTCAGTTCAGCCTCGTGAACCGCTACAATTTCCGTGACCCCACGCGGCGAATACCAGCGCCCGTCTTTGATTTCATACTCGAATTGGCAGAAGGGGGGGCGCCCGTTATATTCCTTGCCCAACTTGTAAGGCTTGCGGACATCCTCTTCAGGGCGGAGAGGAGAGAACGTCTCACACTTCCACACGGAATCAGCGTCCCTCGTCCACACCTCCCACACGATAATATAATCTTCCTCATTGTAAGTTAATCCTTCCCGTTGGTATTGGGACTGAATTTTTTTACTGTCGCCGCGCACATCTGTGCCGGCACCGGTGATGCGCTTGATTAATCCCTCGTCCTGATTGAAAAGTGAATTGCGCCGGTAAGAATCTTTTGAATAATGCTGAACGTGAACCATCCGATCCGCATCCATTAAATCACGAGTCCAGGTCGGAACAATAATGTGCTGCGGGTCTACGTTCTGGAAGTGAAGCATCTTTTTGCCATCATCCCAATACGTCTTCACCACCCCGCGCCCGCTCATCAACATAAAATCAATGCAAGCGAGAATCTCTGTCTCCAAATTTGATTTCTGCTTGATTTGATAGTCAAACCACTGCGCCGCCGCGTTCGTGAATGCCTGGGTCTTGTCCCGAATGGGCGTGAATTGCGCGAGCAAATCTGTAGCGAAAATTTGTTGAAAATAGAAGGGAGCTAAACGCCCGATCACCGTGTCGCTCAACGGAAAATGTGCATCACTCGCACCCGGCCAAGGTTTTGTTTTGCGGCGCAAACCATTGTGCCGCATTTTGTAAAACATTCCCTGGCGCGTATCCCACTGCTGCCGATCCTTCAGATCATCCAGCACCGCCGCATGTAAGTCATTCCGAGATAACTTCCCCATCCAGTAGGATATGACGAAGACCGGTGGGTGCTGTCTACATAAATGAGGCTACATGCTGCGTTTTAGTAGACACGGGTGGACAAAATTAACCGTAGCCGAAGGCGGAGGTTAATTTCCGTGGAAAATCATCCCCCCACATCCATCCCTTCGGGCATCGCATCCATGTCCCCAAAATCCGCAAACACTTCGCTCAGGCTCGGCCTGACATACTCGGTCAACATATCATCGATGGCACCCTTGGCCGCCACCGCCAACACAACCGCATCGGCCCGGTCAGGCGAAGCCAACCCCCGCGCCTTCATCTCCGTCTTGCTCTCCAAATTCAACTTACCATTCTTGTTGGCCGAACACCGGCGAGAGGTTAACTGCTGCGCCAACACCTCATCGTCAGGCATAATTATTTCGCACTTGTCCAGCAACCGGGAGACGGTGAACCACATCTCAGCGGAGCGGTTCGTGTACGCATCGGAATCATGCGCCCGCCCACCGAAATTCACCCGGTGACAATTCCACCCCGCCTCCCTCAACGCATCCGCCATCGGCAATCCCAACCCGCCAACGTCACAATAAATCTCCTCCTCCTTCAACCCGGCCTTTTTAAATTCAATAATAAATCTCCCCACCGAAGCCATCGTATCCTTATCGCGCCACGTTATTATTTTCTCAATTTTATTGCCGCGGCGAATCGCCATCGCATTCTCATCGCCGCCACCAGCAAAATCTACCCCGCACGAGACATCCCGCCCACCCTTCCGCGGGGGGTTGGTCTGGCAATTATCCCAAACCGGAAACGGAATCACCAACCGCTCATCATCCATCTCCATGAACTCGCCAAACACCATCGAGCGGATCAGTGGATGATCCTTACCCCACCTCAAGAACTGTTCCTCAATCCAAGTCTCACTAATGTGTTCACAATCATACGCACTCACCTTGTGCAAGTCCCACATGTGCTGTTGCTTGTTGAAGATCCGCCAAAACTCACCACCCGTCCCTCCGGGCGAACTGATCACCAACTGCCGGGTGGGTTGGCACCGGGCAACTGACTCAAATATTCCATCCGAAACCGTCTTGGCCTCATCAATGATGATCATTAAATTATCCGCATGCCAACCCTCAAACCTACCGGGGTCGTCCGTGCTAAATCCAATAATCCGACTCCCCGCGCTCGTAACCAAGTCAGTCTGGTTCACCTGAATCCCCCAACCCTTAACCTTCCCCGCCAATGAACGAATGCAAGGCCACATCTGCTCTTTAACCTGCCGATATACCCCGGACGTAGTAATCGTAATCGAGTTAGGATAAATCAAGGCATGCCACAACGCAGCCGGCGCCGCCAAGTGGGTCGTCTTCCCCGAACCGTTGGCCGCCCTCACCGCCACCCTGCTCTTCCCACCCTTCCCCGTGATGCCCTTCATCGCAGCAACTTGCCAGGGGTACAATTCCAACCCGAATATCTCCCGGCTGAAGTTCTCCAGATCCGTAACCGCAGGATCCAGCTTCTTGGTTTTAGTGGTGGCACTCATCGCTTTATCAATTCCTCCAAATACTTGTTCCGCTTATCCAACTTATCCACCTGCAACTCCAACTCATCAACCTGACGCGCCAAACTACGCAAATAAAATATGCCATCAGTCAATTCCTCTCCAATCGCATCAATCAGGTTGGGGTGCCGATCCAAATTGCTGGTCACCTCCTGCCGCTCCTGACCCGCATTATACTTCGCAGGGGCAACCTGGTTAAACCACTTCATCGCATCATCCCTGATCTCGTTCGGGGTGCGCTCCGGTAATATCTTGTCACTCATTATTCTGCCTTTCTGATTGGCTAATGTTTTTGTCGATCATAGGTGAGTGGTGCTGATCACAGGGTATCATTGCTGCCCCGTAAAGGTGGGTAGGGGGCGTTTTGTGGGTGGGACTGCGTGTGTCCTTGGTGTGGGACGTAGAATGTCTGTAAGGGGCAGTGGGGGGCGTTTCGTGTTTGGGGGCGTTTTCTCAGATGAGAAATTGGGGGAGGATAAGAAAATTTCTTACGCGAGGGGTAGAAAAGGGGGG